GGAGCGCCCACAATTTTTGTGGAAGGACCCACAATTTTTGTGGAGCAAATTGCTCACGAAATGAGCACGAATTTTCCACCTTCAATTTTAAGGAGGAAAATTCTAAAGATTCGAAAAATGTAAAAATCCTGGAAAAAATTTTTTGATTTCCACACACAACACGTCTTGTGTGTTGGAGACGAAATCGAAAAATTCTTTCGTACATGATTTTCTAGAAAAAAAATCAATGATTGATGGCAATGAAAATCGGTCCAAAAGCGGCTGCGATAAAACACCAGAAAGACGATGCACCTTCATATCCACGGAATGTCCATGACAAAATGAGACTTCCAATAAAAATGGACGAAAAAAGTATTGCGCTGGACATGGGTCGAATGTACAGTAAAGTCAGCGCAATACAGATTCCGAAAATGACCGCGTAGAACCCGACTGGGAATCCCCAAGTGAGATGTCGACAATCGCGACTGGGTCGGCTGCAGCCGAATTCAAGAGGCATCAACGCGATAGCGACGCCCATGCATGCAATACCCACAACAAGTGGCCATTGGACGCCTTGTTCGAGATACATTCCCAACCCAATCGCAAGGACATGCGAATAGAGGGCATAGTACGCTCCGATGGTCGCGATTCGATTCAGTCGTCCGCATTCTTGATCCATCCACATAAGAAATTCCCAAAACTGCATCGAACTATAGAACAGGAGGAGAATTCCGATCGTGACGTCATTAGGGCGACGACGGTAAATGAGAAAAATAGACGAGATGACGGCGATGAGCCACGTCAGTAGCGAAACTTGCCAATTCCAGCACATATTTTGTTTGTTTATTGGAAGGAAATTGAAAATTGGGAAAACCGTATTTTTTTTACTCTACTACCGACAACAATGACCGAGTGCGAGATTTGCTACGAAGAACGAAATGGGTTCGAATCATGTACGCGATGTGTACATGACTGGTGCACTGAATGTCATCCAAGTCTACACCAATGCCCGTTTTGTCGTCTTCCGTTGCGTCGAGTAGATCGTTTTCAAGAATACCGAGTTCAAGAAGAAATTCGGCTTCAAGTAGAATTCGAGACCGACGAATGGATCGGATACTTTTGAAAAAAAAATAAACATTTTATTTTTGCAATTGACGAATATGAACCATCCAACGGGTTTTTTTTGGAGCAGTCGCAGCAGCGGTGGTTTGCGATCGTACAGGCGGAGAAGGTACGACGACGAGTGGTCGCGAAGGAACAGTCAGTTCGATGTCTTTCGGTGTCATTGTACGGATAGATTTCCAATCTGAACAAAAAAAAATCAATTTTTATTTTTAGAATACGCACGCCGTAGTACGCGAACGACTAAGTGCAACATATAGCAACTTGAAAAAAGTACGACGACTTTCCAGATCTTTTGTACGATAAAGCATCCAGGCGAAATCACTCAAGAAGACAAAAACCGACTGGTACGAGGATCCTTGACTTTTGTGAATACTGAGACAGTATGCATAATCTACGGGGGCATCAATGGCTTTTTTCGCATCGTAGTATTTGTTCCATAACTCATCTTGCGCGGCCTGAGTCGTATTGGGTTTTAATTCGAGCATGAGCTTAATTTCGTCTCGGACGCGCTGATCATGCGCTTGCCACTTCTCTCGATCATCGGGATGGATTCTGTAGACATCGACGTGTGCATGGGTTTGTTGGACGGGTACCAATCCTAGTCGAAAGGTACGATACGTTTCACCATAAAAGGTCCTTGGTACAATATCGACTTGTAGTACGGTCGCGCGGTCGTTGGTGTGAAAGATTTGATCAGAGGACGAAGTCTTGAAATAATCGGTAAAAATCAATCGATCGCCTACCGCGTATTCATCTACGGTTCCAAATAAATATGCACGTAATCGTTGGTTGAGGTGCTGAACCGTATTGTCGCGGGCGTTTGTTCGATGCGCGAGCATAATGACATCTTTGGATTTTGCGTAGGATTTCAAAATTTCTACGGGAATATCGTTGACATTCACCCTGCCCCATTGTGGTGTGTACGTGGGCATGAAATTTGCAAGGTATTCACAGACCGCTTGTGCACGCGTCGGTGCCTTTGCGGGATCCAGAATAAACTGTCTCAGTTGATCAAGGCAAGCATTAAATGTTACTTGCTGATTACGCATGTTTCGTGAGAGCGATATCTGTACGGGATAACGGGTATAAAACGGCGTATCGACGAGATCGACGGGTGGTAATTGGCACCGATCTCCGGTCGTGACAATAAATGCCTGCCGCTGCGCGACGAGTAAATCAAAAGCGTCAAAAAGTTCATTTCCAACCATACTGACTTCATCGAGTACAATTAAATCGGGAAGAACAAGAGCGTCCAGTTTGAAATTCCATGTCGCTTGTCCTGTTTTGGTGTATCGCGTATATCCTTCTAGATATCGATGACAAGTGGTCACTTGTATATTGGATTCGTTCGCGAGCCGTTCCTGAAGGACTTGACATGCTTTGTGCGTGGGTGCACAGACCACGATCGAGCGATCGGCAAAGCGTTCCGTTAAGATCCGAATAAGTTCGGTTTTTCCTGTTCCTGCTGGACCATCGATCTGAAAGACGCCTCCGATTTGTTGGTCGCGGTGAGAGGCGTACGTTTGCTCCAAAAGGTCAAGTGCACGCTGCTGATCGTCGTTTAAGATAATCATAGTATTTTACATCTTCAAGAAGAAATATTTAAGAGAAAAAAATTCAATTTCGTCTCCAACACACAAGACGTGTTGTGTGTGGAAATCAAAAAATTTTTTCCAGGATTTTTACATTTTTTGAATCTTTAGAATTTTCCTCCTTAAAATTGAAGGTGGAAAATTCGTGCTCATTTCGTGAGCAATTTGCTCCACAAAAATTGTGGGTCCTTCCACAAAAATTGTGGGCGCTCCACAAAAATTGTGGAATCTCCACAAAAATTGTGGGAGGCTGCCGGAAGTCTGACGTGGACGTTTTTTTTATTTAGATGTCTGTAAAGACAAACTCGATTCCTTCTGAATCGGAATCCTCGAGAGCCATATCATTGGAGACTTTGGCGTTTGAAGGAATTTCTCCCATGGTCTTCAAGCGTCGCACTTGATCCGTGGAATATTTGTGCACGACATCGACTTTTCCATCTTGAAAATCGCGCAGCGTCACCAGAATGATATCCCCTGTAGTAATCCATACTCGTTTGAGTAATTTGCCGCGGATATGGGCTAGACGGGTCTTGCCATCAAAACAAATGGCTTCCAAGCGTCCATTGCCAAGCATGCGCCCGGCTTGTGCATACTCTTGTCCGACTTCTCGGAGTATAATTTCGGACTTTTCTTTGGAATCTGTCTGTCTTTCCCGCTTTGGTTTTTTGCTTCCTTTGGCTTTGGGCATAAGGGTTTCAATCGTTGGACCACAAAACGTATCCTAAACCAAAAATCAATTTACCAAAAAAAAATTGTTTTTATTCATCAAAACCATTTCTGCAGCACAAGCAGGAACGAATGGAATCACCCGGAACACTGACTGGACAAAATCCATACTTTTTCTCAAAGCATTGTAGGCATGTAGTCTGATGATCCCACAACACATCTGCACCATGACCACATATCTGACATGGACGCGCCCAGACTTTAGTCGACCACCACGAACAATTGTCATGTTCTTTTTCCAATTCTTCGGTATAAGCGTCGCGTTCTTGCTTTGTCATGGCTTTCTTTTTCGCATAATACTGATTCCACAAATATTGCGAGTAGAGATAAGCCGGATGATTATAGTCCTGGTTCCAAGTACCTGCCTTAAATTCAGGGGCTTCCATAAAGGTCGGTTGAATCTGTTGAGTATCCATAAGCTTTTGTCCAAATGAACGGGTACAGCGATATGCGCGCTTTTATATGGACCGGGAAGCCAAAAATAGCTGTTTGACCGGGGTTCTATTTTCGGCCGTATGACCGGGTTCTATTTTTAACCCATCGACCGGGGAACGCCCAAAATAGATACGATTCGAAAAAAGTCGAGAAAATATCAAGCACGAATTCATTTCTCAAAAAAACTCAACAATCGCAACGGATATGCTCAACGTACTACTTGGTCTATTTTTTGTCGTGCTTACAATTGGATTTTTTTTTTATCCATTATTGTACCACAAGATTGCCGTGTCTGTCGTAATGCTCGTACATTACGTGATGATTTTCGGGGTACTTGTAACTATGATGGTATTTCTGGCCCTGTATGGTTTCATAGGAGTTTTCTTATATGTCGGTATCTTTGCAGGATTCATGGAGTTATTCACGAGGGTTCAAGATTATGAAGGGGTTATTGAAGGGGTTATTGGTCTTTTTGTTTTCATGGTAATGGGATATGGGTATAGCAGGGGTTGCAATTCAATCATGCGCTGGGTGCAGCGATTCATAATCACTCCTAGTTATGAAAGCAGCTGCGTCGCAATTTCGACTCCGACGTATAAATGACTTTTAAAATAAAACTGTAGATTTAAATTCATACTGTTCATATTACTAAAAAAAAATATGGATCGCTACTATACCTATTACAATTGTATCCGTATGTACGCATACGATCCGACGTATACCTGCGTCGCGTATGGTGATCCTTTGCGAATTCCACGACAACCCGATGCGTGTGAAAATATTATCATTCCCGTCCATAAGTGGGTTCCTGTCTGGTATCATTCACGTTACATTACGCAAACGCTTAAAGACCGGATTTCGGTCTCAATAAATTAAAAATGAGGAGGGGTTTTTTATTTGCAAAAAAAATTATTGTGCGCGCAGCTGTAAAACAAACTGGGGATGATCGTTGAGGTATTCAATGGCGAGCTTTGCAGCAATTTCACGAGCGCGACGTTTTCGAGCGTCTTGACACCAGCTGAGTTGTCGTCCATGCATCCATACGGTTACGATATGATGGTTGCGATGATCGATTTCGTGCTGAAACTCGAGTTCCGTGTGAAGGTAATGGCGACAGAAATTCATGAGCGCCGCGATGGGATTCGTCGTTGAGGGTTCCGGAAGATTGGCCAAGATTTTGTTGTCGGTGCGATCCAGAGACTGTGACCGCGACGATGCGGCGGCGGTAGTTGTCCGTCGAAGCGCAAAAAGTTCTTGATTTTGAGTGGCGATGATATTCAATAGACTTTGATTTTCGACTTCCAACATTTGGATGCGTTTGGCCGCTTCAGCATAGAGCGTATCGTATTGAGAAGGAGGATTGGCAAACATGTTTAGTCAACCGTGAAAATTGTCGAAATGACTTTGTTACGGGTTACATATGGTATAAATTGAAAAAAATCAATTTACGAAATCGAGAAATGCACAAGAGTGCGATGCTGCGGAAATACTGGGATATGCTTCGGTTAAATCCCGCGACGATGGAAAATACTCCCGCTTTTTCCTTATCCGGACTGAAATGTATTGGAAAGGTATTGCATGTGTATGATGGGGACACCCTTTGGCTGGCTGTCGTGTATCCCGGACACAAGGTGTATCGATACCGTGTCCGCATGTATGGGTACGATGCTCCTGAGCTTCATCCCCTGAAAACCACGCCCAATCTCGAAGAAATTGTCGACGCGGCAAAGCGGTCAACCGAAAAATTGAAGGAACTTACGTCTCGTACGGGATTTGTCGAGGTGGAATTTTTCGCGTATGACAAGTATGGACGGCCCATGGTTAAATTAACGATTCCTGGTCAGTCGCGTACGATTAACGACCAGATGATGCAAGGTGGATTTGGTGTGGAATACTACGGCGGGAAGAAAGGTAATGGAATTCCAATTAACTGTGAACATCCTATTGAAGAAAAAGACGATGCGTGTCGCAGCATTTGATATGGGCACACGAAATTTTGCATTTTGCGTGGAAGAAATTGAACCACGTTCAACAATAAACCCCCCGAAACCTCGCTTTGATGAGCAAGGACTTGCCGTAGATGCGTACAAAACCTACCTCGAAGATTCGGTGTACCACCGCGGGCGACTGATTGAGATGCAATGTATCGATCTCAAGGCGGAAAGCGAAGCCTTGGGTCAAACCACGAATATCTATCTGACGCTGACTTTGGTTTTGAATCGATACACGCGGCTTTGGGATGCCGTCGATGTTTTTCTGGTCGAGCAGCAAATGGCTTATGGGAACAACAAATCAAATATCCAGGCATTGCGCTTGGCGCAGCATACGCTGAGTTATTTTTGGACGATTTACGGTGGATTTCGAACGATCCAAGAATTTTCGTCGACGCACAAGACGCGTTTGTTGGGATGTCCCCGTACACAACGTCGTGCGCATAAATTACGGAAAGCGTTTTCCGTAGAATTGTGTACGCAGCTTTTAGAGAAACGCAAGGACCCGTTGCAAGAGCGGCATACAGGGTTTCCGAAACGGGACGATGTCAGCGATTGCGTGCTTATGATTCAAGCATATAAAGTTCTTTCCGGATTGTAGGTAATAAAGCGCGTAAATGACTATTGATCAGCATATCCTGGGTGCGCGTAAATTGTTCGAGGCATGATAGACAAATCCATGTGATGCCCGTAATTTCATTTTTACTGGTGAGATTCTCGAGATCATATTCTAGGTTACTCCCGTCGACAAGAAAATAAACTCCGTCCCCATTGTAGATCGAAAACGACCGTAATAGATCCTGTGTCCGCAATTCTATACCGGTTTCTTCTTGCGTTTCTCGGATTGCGCACTCTTCGAGGGATTCATTTTCTTCTACGTGTCCTTTTGGAAGGCCCCAAAACCGTTTATACGATTGAATGATTAGAATTTTTTTGGTATGCCGATCAATGATAATGGACCCGCTGCGGATGCGCTTAATTTTCCCTGTACGTCGAGTTCGGACGATATTGAACAATTCCGAATCATCCTGATAAAAAGACGGTAAAAGCCGTAACGAGCAACACGATTGCATGATGCGTAAAAAAAACGTTTTTTTTATTTTATATGGCTTTTGAGTTTAAACTGTAAATAAATGAGTCAATATGTCTTGAACAGTTGGATTAAAGCGTCCGCCGGCTTTAATCCTACAAAATTTACGCAAATATTACTCCCTGGTGGAAAATTCCGTTCGAGTTCGGAACTTGTGTTTGATTTACCAGACGGGCAAAATGTTCGGGTGAAAACGGATTACATTCCAGTTACTATTAGGGATATGTTTGGACAACTGAAAATGGTGCAAAAACCAATCCTGCGAAGTGTCGATAATCCAGGAGTCTTTGTTGAAGTGCAAACCGTCATTGATGATGTTGGGATTCCCGTTAAAATCGGAGATGATGGTATTCCAGCTATCGACGAAGAAGTCTTGATGAAACGTAGTAAGGAGTCGATCAATCAACAAGGAGTGGGAGTACTAACCGTCGAGCAAATCAAGGCTAGTTTGGCTCAACGACAGAATTTCATTCAAAATACGTCTTTATATAAATTTTTGGACCGAATGAAACGAAATCGAGAATTGAATAAAGCTGCAAAAATTCGCGACGAGTTCGCGAGGCAGCGAGAGTTTCAGCAATTGGCTGACGAGTTACCGTTTGCACGAGAACCCGCGGCTTATTTTCTCAATAAAGCCGATGAAGCCAAAAACGCAGCGCAATTAGAACCCAGTTTGGCTATGAAACGTAAAGAAGTGATCGAAAATCCGAATGCTAAACCTTTGGACGAGGATTTGGCGCCCGTTTCGGAACCCGTAGCGAACATGGTTCGTGTTAAAGTACCGAGTACACTAGCCAGCACACCTAAATTGTGGACGGACTGGTTCAAGTATAAAAAAGCACCATCTCCCGCGAAAGCGGCGATCGTAGAACCAGCACCGGTTTCTAATGAAGCATTGGTGGAGTTTGTCGATGAAGTTCTCGTCCAGCAAACTGCTCAAGCCCGTAGCACTGGGAAAATTAGTACTCGAACGGCGCAAGCACTCAATATTAAAAATAGCTCGTCGTGGTTGAATCGTAAAACACTGGCGAAAGGAGTAACAGGAACGTTAGTGATGGGTGCACTTGCTGCTGAAGGGTATTTGATGTGGTATTTAATCCGTCGGTCCATGACGGGGGCGGCTGCGGAGCACCAAAAAGATATCAATGGTTGTTGGATGTACAATAAACTCGACGGTACCAAAGTGAAAGTGAAGGTTTTGTCATGTGGCGACTTGGATTATCAAGGGGCATTGGAAACCTGTGCGACCCAAAATTACGCGTCTATGGCCCCTTCGGATGTTCTGGAATGCTCGGTCAATACCTTTAACCCGTGTATCGCAGATAGCGCGAGTCGTTCAACGGATCCCGCTGTGCCTCTTGTCCCCAATGTCTGTTCCAAATATATTTACAAGGGAACGACTCCCGCGGCGGTATCTGGAGTAACGCTTATTGACGCGTGCAAAAATGCCGATGGAAGTTCGTTGTCCGCGAAGCAGACTTGTTCGCCATACTGCAAATCGGAAAATTTCAACTTGCCCGAAAATATGGGATTGATGTGTATGGACGTTGATATCGAAACGGCATTTATTGACATGGTTCAAGCGTTGGGATACGATCCTGTTGTCATTTTTCCACCCAAGATTCCAGTCGCGGCTGCAGCGACTACATTTTCAAAACCCTTATTGATTACCACTGCTGTACTGGGATTTATTTTTTCTATATTGGGAATACTGTATTTGTATCGTCGTCGAAAAGCAGTGATGTAGTCGAAAAACGGTATTGGTCCAATGCGTCGCATTCCGTGAGCACATGCTGTCGTCGTCGATACTCTTGTTGTTGACAATAGGTGAAATAGACGGATTGACAGTAGGCGTCGGCAATATCATGCTGGCGCGAAAGGCGTTCGAGTTCCGTTGAGAGCCACGATCGTGGGGTTTGTTTCAAGCGATATTCGAGCACGCGAAGACTTTTCGATTTACGAATATTGTACCGTTGTTCCGCGTCGCTGGTGGGATCGAATGACCATCCAAAAAAATGGTGCATGGATCGTGGATGGATCAATTTGGCCTTGGAGCGAAATTGATAGAAAATCAGTTGTTCAACAGCAACGTGTCCTCCTGGGGGTTGACGCTCAATTAGAACATGTTCACATAATTCAAAGAGTTTGTGATACACGTGAAAAAAATGCGCAAGCCAATCCGCAAAAGTTTTCGTGTGGGGTAGAGCGCAGTGTTTGGCGTCGTGCTCAAAACGGGTCAGGTCGACAAGTTCGAACCAGACGAGATCGTGGATCGTATAATCTTGCTCGACTTCTAATAGAACCAAGCCTAGATGTTTAATTCCAATGTCAATGGAGAGAATGTATCGGAACAATTCCGTATTCGGAGCAAACATTAATATAATTGAAGCATTTTTTTTCTTTAAAATAAATGCCCGTCGCTCGAAAGAAAAATAATTCCAACGCTCCGTTTCTGGTGCACGAATTACTCCGGATTTTGGTCGAACTCAAAATTTATCACTGGAGTACGCTGTCCTTTGCACGGCACAAAGCATCGGATCAGTGCTTTACGACACTTCAAACGCTCACGGATCAATTTATGGAAGCCGTGCTGGGATTGAGCCCTCAAGCGCGCAAGGTTTTTCAAGCGGATCTTGCTGCGCAGCCCGTATTGACCGTTGCAGTGAAAGCTGCGTCAACGGATAAAGTAATGGAAGCGCGGTTGCTTCGTTTGGAGCAAATGTTACGGGCCTCGCGCTTCACAGCGACCGACTTGGCCAATATTCGGGATGAGATGTTGACTGCAGTGCATACATGCCTGTATTTATTTACGTTGGATTAGTACAGCGGATGCGGAACAGAAGGTGTAGTTTTTCCATTCACACCTTCTTTGATCTGCGCGAAGAAATCCAGTATCATTTTGATAAGAAATGTACTGAACAGGATCCACAACGAGTGGATGTATTCATGGCTGTACGTGAACAGCCATTTGATTGCACGGCATTCCAGTGTCTCGATGAGAAATGGAGATTTGATGAATCCCATGAGACTCCACGGCGTACAAACTTTGACGTGTAGATGCGATGAGGTGTAGTACACCCCAACCAGGAGAACGTAGATAAATACCACAAAGGCGGTATGCGAAAAATATTCTTTCATACGCATTTCATTTTTGGGATCGATATAAAAATGAAAATTCAATTTACGGCAATATGAACGTGAAACCCAAGAGCATCACAAGTAAAATTGCCGCCCAAAACTGAACTCTTCCAATTCCGGTCATCGGTTGCTCAACTTTTCTCGATTGATAGAACAGAATAAATAGGTATAATTCAGGAAAGAATAGGGCGACTAACAGATGCGCGAAACTCCGCGAGATTCCGGGGGTAGTGAGGACGTGCTGCAGGGCGTAGAGCATTAGGAAAAAATGGATCGCCAGAAATAGTTTGAGCGGAATTTGGGTGTCCTGAAGATACTCTTTAAATGTTTGGATGGTTTGCAGTCCCGTTTGTCGAATTGTCCAAGGTACATTATTGGGGATAACGGTTCCCTTTGGGATATTCAACAACATGTCCGTTTTGGGAATGTACGTCCCTTTTTGCACAATGATATCTTTTACGTCTCCACTGGGCTGCAGTTGAAAATTTTCCGGTACTTCAACTTCAGGGGTGATGCGAATCGTTTTCGTGGTAGACTTTGGAATGGTGGTTCCATAGGGAATATTGATTTCTTTGTCAGCAAACATTTCTGGAAAAATCGCCCCGACTGGAATATGCGTCAACGGAGGGATCACGGCTGAGCGACCATCTTCTAATTTGGGAATATACAAAACGACGCCTTCTGGGATCTGCGCTCCTTCGGGAATGACCGTGCCCGGGGGGATCTTGGCACCTTCGGGAACGACCGTATTCGCAGCGATAAAGTTCTCTTCTTTTTCGGTACGCGTGATGATTGCATTTTCCGGAATTGTGGATGCGGCTCCATTTGCCAGTAAAGGAATGACCGTTCCCGGAGGAATGACTGCATATTCACCATTGCTAAATTTGGGGATGACCGTCCCAGGGGGTAGATAGACAGCCTGGGCGACTTGTTCATTCGTGGGATGCGTAAGTACGAGACTTTTGGGTAAACGCGCCGCTGAATTCCGTCCCTTCAGTTCTGGTTTCACAACGTCCAAAGACTTTACGTCGTAGATCACAGTGCCGAGCGGAATGGCAAGTTCGAATGCGTTGTCCGACGTGTATTCGATACGCGTTCCCGCTACTATGATCGATTGTACGGGGAAAACCGTATCTTTGGGAATATGGGTTCCTAAAGGAATGTGTTTGATCATTCCGCGTGCACTGGAAATCTTTTTCCACAAGCCGTAAATTTTATCCATTATCCCGACAAGTTTTGATTCATCCAGTTCCGTACCTTCGGCAACGATGGATCCATAAGGAACCGAGGTTTGATCGGGAATTTTCGATCCTATCGGCAGAATCGTACGGTTTGGAAAAATCGTTCCAGGGTTCACAGGTACTGGAATAAATGTTCCCTTGGGAAGAAATACTCCGTCGGGAATGATGCTATGCAAAGGGGCTTGATGCATACCGATTTTATTGTTGGGATCTCGTGTGTCAATGTCTTCCTGGAGTGGCTCCGGAATCAACGTACCGTTTTTCAAGATCGTACCCACGGGAATGACCGTACGAGGATCGATGGACGATACCATTTCGGGTACAATGGTTCCTGTCGGGATTTGTGCGATGGACATTTTTTATTATTCTTTTCATGAATAAAAAAATGTATGCTTTTCTCCTCACGTGTATCATTCTGGAACTGGTGTGTATCGCGGCTTACTATCAAAACCGTAAAGTTCGTTATCGCTTTCACCGCATTCAAGACGAGAATGAACGTTCATCAACCAACACACGCGTAGTGTCATACTTTGAAGTATATCGTAATGGGAAACGCCAGACGTGTCAGGCGATGCTGAAACGTTTAGGGGAACGGGAATTTGTACAGGCGTTGAGCGATTTCTTTCAGCGTTACGAGAGCACACAAAAAGGGAAATTTTTTCTTTTTCAGTGTACACCTTTCCAAACGAACTACCTCAACCGCCCCTTTACATTTTTTCTCATTTCTGACTCGAATTGGTGGATGACTCGATTGCCTATTGGTCGCAATGCAGATATCACTCGATTCAAAGAGTATACAGAACAGTGCACCAAAGGATCAGTCATGGTTTTTTCTTCGGAAAAGGAACCATCGACAAAATTGATATGCCCTTGTGCGACGCATAAAGGCGGCGATGAGTTTGGGTTTCTTGGAGATTTCATGCACAATGCGAGTTTTGCTCAGAAAGTCGACCTTTTTCAAGCGATCCAGAAAGAACTAGCGCTGCACTTGCTATCTGAACCGGGAAAGCGCGGAGTCCCGATGTTTATCAGTACACATGGATTAGATGTCCCATGGCTGCATGTGCGACTGGAAACGCCTTTGCCAAAACATTATACCGAACTGAAAAAGTGGTATGATCTCTTACCGTAGCAAGGAAAGGGTTTGAGTGGTGAGCGTCTCTAAAAGTTGCTGTCGTTCTTTGGTGACGTCGTAACGACGTTTCCCATAATTGACGATTTGAATATTACTTTGGACAGTAGCGCGTAATTCGCGGAGTTGATCTTCGGTCGATTCGCGCGCAGCGACGACTAGATCGTTTTGAAAAATCGTACACATTTGTTTGACTTTGGCGTAGGAAGGCGCGGCAGTCTGGCGTTTCGCTGCTTGGGCGAATTCGTTCAAGGTACACGACAGATAGTTGCACTTACTAAAGCACCAATCGATAATCGCTTGGCGCGAGACGACGCCATGGAGAAGATCTCGATCAAAACATAAAATGGAATTATCCTGATTTACCGTGGACATCCAACAAGCTTCGTTGGACCGTAGAATAGCTTCTCGCACCTGTTCACTTTTGATGAGTCCACCCAAAATTTCCGTCTGGATTTGACGAAGCACGGCTTCTTCTTCTGCAGGTGGATGAGTTGCACGGAGGCGATTGCAGTACTGAAACATGCAGCACAAGCTTTTGACGAAATCTCGTTTGGCATGGAAGCGGGGGCAATTTCCTCCCGTTGCGTAAAAATCCTTGTTGTATTCCAAGGTCGAAATGCGTTTGTGATTAATGGATGTTCGGTCGAAATCATAAATAATAGGAATCATTGGGTTATCGATGAGAATGATCTGGTCGTTGTACACCATGAAATAATGTTTTTTGTGGCGAGGGCTCGGGCCGACATAGGTTTTGCTGAGCAAAATATTTCCCCAATGGAGGTCGTTTTGGTTCACTCCTACACTCGACATAAGCAAAAGCGTAATAAAAATGACAAATAGATACCGAAAACATTCCGGGATACGAATCACCTTTTTCTCGATGGCATCCTCGATGGACAACTGATCAATTTTCGGCGTGATAAAACAACCCAAAAGTACAGGAAGATCGAGACGAACGGTGCGCCCATCTTTTAGCTGAATGGCCCATTGCGAGGCTTTTAATTTTGGGGCTTTTTTGAGTTCTCGGGTGATGGAATAACGAGGTTTCTCTTTCAAGTGTATAAGAAAACGAAGATTCTGGTTTAGATTATATTCGATATTTTGAGCTGAAAGGGTCGTGTCCCGTTTCAACGCGGCATATAGATCGTTATGGGTAAAGGTTCCGTCGCCGACGATGCAGAGGATATTCCGGCAGTTTACGCTGGGATCATCGATAAGATATTCGCGCAAGGTCTGGTACACGTTGATTTCGTGCAAGAATCCTTCGCGATTGTGAGGGATCTCGGTATACTCTTCGCTGGTTGTTTTTTCCGACGACTGAAATTCGTACATAAAAACTTTGAAAATCACAGATTTTCCAGTTTGTGTATCCATGGATTCCCATATATCCGATCGCGAGGCCGAATCCGACTTGAAACCCTGGACAATTTTAAAACGCTCGAAAAGATCCGACATATAATTTTTTTATTTAAGAGGCAAGGAAATTTAAAATTTGCGCAAGTGCGTAGACATCCTCTTGTGCATTATGGAAGGACAACGGTTCGCGATCGGGAAGCCACGAATACAGTGTAGAGAGCCGCGTGAAATCGCTCAGCTTGCATGTACACATGATTTTTTCAGGCGCAAACCATTGCGTCTCAATCTGAGTTGACGTGTATCCCAATCGATGCAGCTCATTCTGAAAAATATTCACGTCAAAACCGGCATTGTGCGCCAAGACGTATTCGGCGTCTTCCACCTGCCGTAAAAATGCAGGAATGAGGTCACGGAGGGATTGACCGTGATCGCGCAGCCAGTCGGTGGAGAGATTATGAATTTTGGTAGATTCTTCGGATAACTCAAAATCATCCGGGCGCCGAAAGACGGAAACGATTTGATCGCGGCGGAGCGGTTCGCCGATGCGATATCGACAGTAGGCGAGTTGAATAATCCGCGAAGAGTCGTATGCTTGATTGTCTGTATACGGAAAAAAACGGTTGAATCCACGCGTTTGGGGAAGACCAGACGTCTCCAGATCAAATAACACGACATCTTTTCCTCGGTGTGCTTGGGCAAATGCCTGTAAAGGTCTCCATACCCATCGCGCATCTTGGGCAATTTGGCGGACAGCTTGAAAAGGAACCGCCAATTTTCGCGCAATGTCGTACAGACTCCGATGTTCCTCGACATATAATCGTTGGATCATATTATGTTGTTGTTGGCGTGAGGCCATCATATAGATTTAAAAATAAGGATTCATCTCTTTAAAAAAACCAAAGATGTCTATTGTGTCAGAACTGAACGCGAATAATTTATCTGGGATGAGCCCAAAGGAATCCATCGTTCCTAAACCCATGGATCATTCCGAACCGGAAGAATTTACCAAGTCGACCGTACAGGAATGGAAGCCTACGCTCTTTGTGACCGAGTATCTTCGCGATCAACTTTCTTATGCGAAAATCGACCCCGAAGCGGATCGCATTTTGGAAATTTCGGTCGCTCGGAACAAGCTCATGCCCATTTGCAACGAACACTTGTCCCATGTGGAATTGCGAAAAAACATGTCTGAATGGTTTCGTAAAGGGCAGAAGGATATCTCGTTTGTGTATTTTTATCGCTCCTTGGAACGTCTACTGGATCCCAGTGTCATATTAGATCAGTTGAAAGCACACACCAAAGCGGGGTTTATTGAAATGACGAGTCCATTAATGGCGTGCGTACATGGAACGCCAAATGCGACATTCCGTGGAAACCCACTCAATATGCACGTTATGTGGCCTCACGAGGGCGTCTTGCACATCCTCCCAAAGCATCCTATTTATCCATTGTTGAGCATTCGGCCTGAATTTGAGGAGGAAACCCGAACCTTGCTCATCGACCGTCCCCATTATCAAACCACATTTTATACGTGGAATGAAGAGCACCCGCTACAATATGAAATTCACTACATGGATACCTTGGACGATTTGAACGCGTACAATAATTTATTCCGCCGCGCGATTGAAGAGACGATGGGCTCAAGTAATGCATTTTTTACCATGATGTTGGAACGCTTAAACGCAAAACCTTCTTAAATAAAAAAATTATTATGCTTCGTTACCCGCACCTCCTGAAACAACATACCGAGCAGCCGCTGTCGAATCCGTACGCGAACCAATTTTGGCGGACCACAGTCTTTGAGCGATTGTGCGTAGGTGAAGCGCCCTTTGGGACATCCTTGGTGTCGGATACGTTGGTTTTTAAAAAACAGGAAATCGTTCTGATCCAATCTAATGCGCAAGATGTGATGGATTTCTTTCAACAAGTCGTTGGATTGCAATTGGAATTTGTACAGTTTGCGACGTGGAAAGAGATCAAACGTAAAATTATTAAAGATAACTTGATTCAGGATTTCGTCACGCGTTCACAGGAACAATTTGATCTTGACGCACAAGAGGCTCATCGGCTACTGTCAACGGTACATTTATACCAGACCATTAAACGGATCCTGCCTCACGAAATCCGCTTACAGGTCTACCCACACATGTATATTGAACAAATCGATGGAATTTCGTTTCGAGGAGGAAAATTTATTTATACGTCTTTGGCAGATCGTGAAAGTATGTTGTCCGAAAGTAGTCAGAGCGACGATGACGACGACGATGAGTTGTTAGATTCGATCGAAGACGAACCTTTTACGACTGAAGAGCCTGATGAAGATGAAAATATCGAATAATGTCAACGTCTCGAATCCAGTGTTGCTGTGTACGTTGCGCGATCATCAGGGTTAATTCCATACGGACGTCGAGAGGGGTAATGGACATGATGTAGCCCAACACAAAAAGCATGGGATGCTTGTACGCTCGATTCGGAGCACGTTCAAAACGTTGCATGAGAACTTGCGTATCCAGAATATCCAGTCGAAATTGGGGGAAGACCTGAAAAGGTTGGACACTTTGCTCTTCGCGGATTTGCCGGGCGTACATGTCTATCTGCATTCTAATTCTAGACTCGACGTTTCCACTGATCAAGGTGGATTGTCGGGCGTTCAACAGCCGAGCCAGTTCCCGGGTAGTGTCTGTTGCTGCGATTTCCGTACCTAACAATTGTCCGTAGTCGATATATCCCGAGACATTAGATTCTTCTGGAGTACGATAAGAATTGAGGTAGATTTGTTGTTCGTCGGTCATTTTATTTGTGTGTAGGCGATGCAAATAAAATAGAAAAAATGATGATTTTATTCAAAAAGTCTAGGCAGCCAGAGGAGTGTAATGCTTGGCGAGCAATTTCTGGATAGTTGCATAGGTGAGATTTCCATCACGTTCGCTCTGATAATCAAGCAACTCGCTGAGGCGTTGATCGGCCAAGATCACACGACGATCTTCGGGGCTCTGCAAGTTGTTTTGCTTGATATAGTCACAAACAAAGTTGGTGACCTCAACACGAGCACGGGGTTCGTCGGCACTCCATCCAGTAAACTGGGCAACAGCGGAACTGATGCGCACAGGCTTTTGGAAACCAGACTGGATTCCAGGTGCGGATTGGGCGGACGTGCGATTCTTGCCAATCTTCTGAACATGGACACGAACCTTGCGCAATCCCTTTTCCAATCCCTTCAAAAATCGATTCATGTCGGTGTTTTTGGGTTCGCGATGCTCGACAATGTACTGATCGACCAAAGTGTTGAGTTGATCCACTTCTGCGACCAATTGAACATAAGTACGTTTCTTGCGGCTAAGTTTTTCATCAGATGATTCCTCAGCGGCACCCTCCTTGGATTCTTCAACCACCTGAACCTTTTGAGCGGATTCCCCAGTCTGGGCATCTTCAGCAGGTGCTTCGGCGGGGCGCTTCTTGGATTTCTTTTCCTTCTTCTCAATAGCGGCAGGTGCAGCTTCAACAGCAGCGGGAGCGGGGGCTTCAACGTCAACTTTCTTGGGGGCGACCTTAGTGGTAGCTTTCTTAGATTTCTTTTCGGCAATCTGTGCAGTGCTCATTTTTGGTAGTAGTTTTCAAGGCTTTAAATCGTTTTTCGGTGTTAAATTGATTTCGACCTGATCGGAAAAAATCAATTTACGTAAAATGCGTTTGGAGATCCAAAATTTTCGCTGCTACCGTGGAAGTCATACCTTTGAACTCAACGATACACAAACAACATTGATTTCCGGATCGTCGGGGGTGGGCAAAACCTCGTTAATGATGGCTCTATTTTTCGTGATTACCGGACAGAGTCCTCCGAAAGTCATCAGTGACGGTTGCGATTCGTGTCGCGTATCGTTGCAGTGGAATGCGACAACGCGAATTACACGTACCAAACGTCCGAACCGGGTTACGATCATGATTGAGAACAGTACATTTGAAGATGACGTTGCTCAGACATATATCGACCGCATTTTCGGAAAACATTTCGAATTTACGAGTTATGTGCAGCAACACTATCAGCGGACGTTTGTCTATCTTTCTCCGACCGAAAAATTAGAAATTCTGGAACGCTTATGTTTTGAAGGAACGCAGGATTGGGAACCTGAGACGCTGAAAAAACAGTGCGCCATTCTACTACGCGAACTCAACCATCGACATATCGAACAAAAAAGCCGATACTCGACCTTACAGTCCGTTGTTCAGTGTATGGATCCACCCGTGCGTCCTCTAGAACCCGTCGACGGAACGGTGCAACAGTACCAGAAGTCCATGGAAGAACTCAAGCGCAAACTGAAAGATTCGGAACATACCGAATATCTGCTCGCGCAACAATCCGCAATCGATCGACAACTGCAATCGATTGCGGATTCTGAATGGACTGAAACGCAATTGACGGAGCATCTGTACGCACTCAAGCAGTTGGATGGACTTCAATTCCAAGAAGACATTTGGGCGAAACATTCGAAGCAAGATTGCGAAGAGCTGATTGCGGATTATACACGAGACATTGGATATTTGCAGGAGTATCGAAATACCAGGCGGGCAGTTGAACGGATGCGCGAAATCCAGAACAAGATCGATCAGTGGAAATCTTCTCTAGACGATATTCGCAACCATCATCAAGGGATGTACGAGTGTCCTGAATGCCATGTCGGTCTTATGCTGCTCAACGAGGAACTCGTTCGTCAGATTCCCGAACAGAAAAGCGTCTATTTGTCTACAGACGAGAAAAAACGACAAGTCCGTCAACTCGAGGTTAAAATCGAAGAACATCAAGCTCAAACACACTCGTTGGCGTATCATGAAGCGCGCTTACAAGAACTTGAACAGTTGATCGACCCAACAGAAGACCCTGCGGTTTTACAAGCCGATCTTCAATGGATTCAAGCCTATTTAGAATCCGAGACACACAAGGAGTCACAGAATGCAGTGTACGTCCAGCAGCGTGCCGAGTGGACACAACGGGTATTGGATCCGAATTTGGATCGGAAAAAAACGCAGGCATGTTTGGAACAATTGCGCCGTCGACATCAATTGGAATCTTCTTGGCAGTCGTATGCTACGCAATTGGCCGCGCTCCCTGTTGTAGCGGAAACAAAGTCTGAATTGATCGATGGAATCCGATACGCCGAGCAACAAATTCAGGAAGAACATCAGGCGAGACATCGGTGGGAGATGTTTTTGGTACGTCAAAAAGAATACGAAATTAATTTGCAGCGACAACAGGAGATGGAAAACATCGCACAAGAACTAACCCATTTGGAAAAACGCATGAACGCGATGACAGAGTTACGCCAATTAATTTTGAAAACGGAATCCGAATGGATCGAGCTGAAGATTGCTGAGATTTCTCGGCTCGTCAACGTGTACGCCGAAGAAATGTTTGTGGAACCAATTAGCGTGCAGTTGCGCATGACCAAAAAAACGCAGACCCAGACGGAAAAAGTACAAGTTCAACTAGAAGTCTTTTACAAAAATATGAATTGCGATATTTCTCTCTTGAGCGGAGGGGAACAAGCGCGCTTGAACTTGGCATTTATTTTGGCGTTTGCTCATGTTTTCCATTCGCCGCTCTTGCTTTTGGATGAGTGTACAAGCAATTTGGATCAGGAACTGACGACGACGGTGTTGGAGCACATTGAAGCGGTTGGAATTCCAAAAGTCGTACTCATCGCGCACCAGATTGTCGAAGGTAATTTTACGCAGATCTTACGTCTCAAAAGTCAATAAAAAAAATTCCAAACCCTAAACCCTAATTTTCCGTTGTGACAAAGAAAAATTTATTAAGATAACAAAAATTCAGGAAGTAAATTGCGTTCGAATTCCAACGTTTCTTGGCAGGTGAGCAGAGATTGATGAGCAAAATGATCCAATTCTTCAGTTAGATGTCCGAAAAAGGTCTGGTTACGGACACAAAAAGTAAGCACGTGCTGCCAATATGGATCTTGACGGATGGCGTCCGTTGCTCCAAGAACAAGTAACATCGCACGAGGACGACAGAGCAGGAGATTGAACATACGCGGATCATTCCAGAATGGAGAATCGGATCTGAGGCTCACAATTCCCACGTCCACATCAATATCTAGTAACGCACGGACGTCCTGTACCGCTGATACATTAGAAAGCAGCGGTACATCTCCTGTAGACATACCGGCCACGAATGTCGACGTCTCACCCAGTTGATCCAATAGTCGGTGAAGGGTTTTCTGTTCTTCCTCGGGTGTGTGGACCGTATACACGCCTAGCGGTCCAGGGCAAAATGAGGCGAACGACACACAAGAATTGTGAGAAATGAGGGGCTGCTTATATACCCACTTTGAGACGATATCAACGCATTGCGGAATGGACAGATAATTATTCGTCAATTCGACTCGCGCTACTGCAGTTGTTCGCCATAAACGTTCGAATAACGAACGGAGTTGAAATTTCGGGGTTTTTACGAAAGTCTGTGGCAAAGGTTGGAATAGATCTCCCGTCATGACAATACGGGATACGCACTTGGAACATTCAGCGGTGAGCGGGACCAAGGTTTCAGGTTCTGTCAAATACGACGCATTGTCAATCAAAATATCGGTAAACGGGACGAGTTGTACCAACCGGTCGAGTACACGTGCTACTCGTGCAGTCATGATCCACACACGAAACGGAAGCTTTGGAGGAACGGTAAAGTGTTGTTCGGAATCGATATAGCTCAAGTCCAATATACTTTCAGGAATAGTATGTACGCCCCGATCCCATTCATGGAATCGAAAGACGATTTCCTTACACGGGCGACTCAATGCAAATCCTTTCAATTCTTCCAAGAGCGCAAGAGCGAATTGATCGGCACTTTCCTCGGTAGGTGTAATCACTAAAATGCGTGGAAATTGTTCTTGAAGCAACCGTACTGTTTCCGTTACCAAATAACGCGTTTTTCCGCTGCTTATCGGTCCACCAACGAGTTCAAAATTGGATTCTGGGCGATCGTACAACCAGTCCTGATACGAAGTTGCTTTACACAGACTTAGCGTCATATAGTAAAAGTAGGACGCATTAAGGTGGAAACGTAAAACGGGGAAAACAAATTCGGTCACATCTACCAAATGAGGAATGTCAAAAGAGACATACAACTTGTCCGTGTCGATTTGATGTACGAAACCGATATACAGCCACATTTCGTTTTGGAGGCATCGTACGGAAATCCGATCTCCGATATGTAAGCGTTGTAGATGCTGCGAGGGAATATCAAGTTCCCAGAGCAGTGAATCCGAGTGATAACGTCCCGTGACCTGATATAAAGGATGACGTCGTGAAACGTCTCGTTGGGCGCGCCATTCACACTGCAGAGCACGACTGAGATCGACTAATCGTCCATTCCCTTGTTCCTTGATATGTTGCGATAATGAATCAAAGATACTGGAACGCATTTTACCATGTGAGAGGTGGAAAAGATGAGGAACAACCGGAGCTTGTCCATATCGAGTAAATTCGTCCATGTAAGGAAGAGCAGCAAGGCGTCTCAGATCTGGCGTCTGTTCATTGAACTGAGGCACAGGAGGTAGAGTAGGTGGATATTCCAACAAAAAATGAAACGGGATCCAATTCCACTCGTCTTGTCCTGCGTGTTGAAAAAATAGACAACCCGAAAGCGTAAATTCAGCAGCGCTGCGTGTCACCAAGCGCAAAGAAAGACGTCCATCGTTCGTCTCAAAAAGAATCGAAACTTGACGATCATTTTGTTCTGGATTTTGAAGTACGAATACTCGTCCGGATGTAAACTGATGCAAAAACTGGCATGAAAAGGTTTCCGAGGGTTTTTTCGACGGACGACGTCGAAAACGTTGATGAACTTCTGTGTATCGCGAGCAGCGATTTGTGGGAAGGAGATTCCAGATTTCTTCGCGAAGACGGCGAAGAATGTCATCTCGTTGCCCTTGTAGAATCGATTCCCAAGCCGCTTTTGGGGATTGTAGCAAAAGCTCGTAAAAAGTTAAATATTGTTGAAAGCTCATGTATTTAGATTCATGTATGACCCCACGAAAGAAAAAATCAATTTATAAAGAAGCTGGTCTATGAAAAATGCGACATAAATTATATCTGAGTATTCAAAGTTTTCTAACGGAGCTGATTTTTACGGCTACCCTCCATGGAAAATACGCATTAATCGATTCGCAAATTGACCTTGTTTTTCATCGCCGGTTTACAAACATGGATGAATATCTGACCTGGGCGACGCGACAAGTCATTTCGAATCTCGAACAGTTCCGAATGCTTTTAGAAAAATCATCTACGGACTCTCCGAAAGCGAGGGTGAATGACATCCAAGAATTGTATCAAATCATGGATCGCGCGCGACAGGATATGGATATTCTTTTTGAGATCGAACAATTATTGCGCACGATTCTTCCGTTAAGTTTGTACATCGAAAACAAAGATGTCGTATACGAATCGTATTTCGAACTTATCGAATGTTACCTAGAAGATCACTTGATCTTCCAATCTCTTGGTGGCGTGGAACCCGCCGAAACTGTACAAACCGTTAAAGAACAATACGAGTCTACTGTAGCATTAGAAAAAGATGCTGCTTCTGATACCGAGGAATTGATTCCCGAACATCATTCTGACGAAATCGCGCAACATGAACGAATAACTCACGAGCTTACTGAACGGTTAACCCCTGATCTCCCTCCGGATGGTTTTGAGGAAGTAGAGGAACTTGATCCCGATTCCGATCCCGAACCGGAGCCCGAACCTGAGCCCGAGTCGGAACCTGATCCGGAACCTGAGCCGGAACCTGATCCGGAACCTGAGCCGGAACCTGATCCGGAACCTGATCCGGAACCTGAGTCGGAACCTGATCCGGAACCTGAGTCGGAACCCGAACCCGAATTTATTGATGCGAAATCAGACCCTGAACTCCGATCACAATCTCTGGATAAAGTGGACAAAGCGCAGCGTCCACTCGATGCTGCAAAATTAAACAAAGTCGTCATCACGAATAAGCTTCAATTACCCTTGCCAGTAAGTCGTCTCAAATTTTTGAACGATGGTTATCCTTTTCTTATGGAAATTGCAACCTCGGAGACCGCGAAAGCATTTGTGGATTTGAATCTTAACCTTTCTGAACCGCCGCACTCATCATGTATGGACGATAGTTTTGGAGGGAAATTTGTAAAACGTGAAATGAATTCATATGTCCATGCAAACCAAATTCAACCATGGGTTCGCATACACCGTCTACCAGACGAAACCCATGCTGCGTACATCCAACGCTGTATCCCTTCCATTGAGAAGTACATGGATTATTTATCGTCTTCGTTTCGTCAATTTGTTCTGGATACAAGCACTATAGTATTATTAGGTATCCAAGACGAATTTCTGTTTTGTATTGTAAGTATATGTGCGGTTCGAAAAGCCCTTATTCGTGAGGACGGGTTTACATTTGAAAATATGACTCGTCGGTTTAGTACATACGCGGCCTTGGTATATGAAATTTTAGGGGTCGCTCCAGTTGTAAACTCACGCGCTTCAGATCGTACATTTATTCGACATTTCTACGACTTATACAGGTTACCGAGAACAGCTTAAATACCAACTCTCTCCATAATAAAAACCGATGAGTTTAGAATCCCTTGCCCAAAAAGTTGATATGCTCTCACGCACGATTACTGATGAGCAGCGCGAAGATTTGACCACCCAACAAATGCAGGACGCGCGTACAGAATTACTGAAAACCAACCTTCTCTTTCCTCGTTCAGTAAAGGCCATTCATGATCCTGTCATCCTCGGACAGGAATATGGTTTGTTATCCTTTACGCCTGCACCCAATGTCCAACCCAATCCGAATGGGGTCTACGGTGTTTTTAAACTTCGGGGAAATTTTGGCACATTGGAAGAAGCACAATCTTACGCTGAAAAACTCGTCCGCAATCATGATTCATATAACGAAATTCATACCGTTCGGGTTGGACAATGTATTCCATTGACGAAAAAATCCGAACTGGTGGAGGAGACTGATGTAATCGATCTCAACAAAGATGTCGAAAACATAGTGTCCAATGACGTCAAAGTCAAACGACAAAAAGAGAAATCGGAAATCAAAACCATCCAGGAGCGTGAACAGCAATTACTCAAAGAAAATAAGGAAATATTGGACGGGGACTATAAGCAGGATCCCTTGGACCAATATATTATGTTGAAAGTGAAGAAAGCGCAGCTGATGTGGACCCTCGTGGAAACCCGAAAACGTATCCAGAATGAAATCATTCCGGCAATCAAACGTGCCAAGGAAGAAATTCGAGAAATGGACAAAGATTATCCAGATTTTGATCAACTGTATTACGAGCGGTACAAAAATGCCCGTGAATCTGTTGGTATTAAAGACCAAGATAAGCTGAACTATAGTTATTTTATGCAATACCTGCTAGACGAAAATGACGTCGAGCTGGACTGAAAAAATCAATAAATACACAAATAGAGTTAATAACAATTCTTTCTGTAAAGAAAATTTAGTACGCTATGTCCGTTCCAAAAGCATTTTATGTGGAACCTCCAAATTTACGCCAAAAAGGACTCGTAGAGCTACGGCCAATTGCGATTGGTATCTCTGAAACGCCCATTTTCCAAAGTGATTGTGGTATTGCCATCGGTAAATACGCTGGTGTATGGGCACAAGGTGAGTGCGCAATAGCAATCGGAGAGTATGCTGGGTCTACAAATCAAGGGATCGATGCTGTCGCCATTGGATCAGAGGCCGGTGCATTTCATATGGGCACGGAAGCAGTCTCCGTGGGTTCCATGGCGGGTCAATTTACGCAAGGTGAATATGCAGTAGCCATTGGATCTGAAGCGGGTCAAAATAATCAACAGAATTGTGCCATTGCCTTGGGAAAACAGGCTGGTCATTACGACCAGTCCCCCAGCGCGATTGCAATCGGATGTCAAGCGGGTCAGTTCTCGCAGGGTGAATATGCTATTGCCATCGGAAATCGTGCAGGATGGACGGCACAACATGATTCGTCTATTATTTTGAACGCAACATCCGCGCCTCTCAACTCTGAAGCCCATGGGTCTTTTTACGTTGCTCCCATTCGAAACGATCTTTCTGAGAATCCAACTGGTGCAACTTTACTATACGATCCGGACACGCATGAAATCAAATACTCCCGCTCAACAGGAATTGATGTAATCCTGCAAGAAATAGAAGATCTTCGAGCTTTAATTATGCAGCTGTATGCAATCGTCAATCAACTGACAGGTGTAGCGTAACTTAAATACACGCGATACATAAATAACGAAAATTTATGTATTCCAGTAGCGATCAGTCTACCGTCATTGTTAAGCCTGGTCAGTCATTTGTCGCGCAAACATTTCGGTATAACTCGGAATACCAAAAAGTCAAACGAATCGCCCTCGAAATTCTTACCTCCCCACCGATTAATACCATTTGCGCCGATGGAGAGATCTATTCGTATGATTTGAAGATGTTTCATTCTCAAATACAAAAACACGACGACCGTACACGAACGATTCACTGGGCACGAATAGTGTGTCTTAATCAACTGGATTCTAACGCTGCCCTGACATACATCCGGCGAAATTGGCTGAAATTTTTTTGGGATATTTTCAGAGGCATTTTTGGATTTTATGTTTGCGGCTTCCATCATGGCGATGTATCTCTGGATAATATCGGAATACGCGACGGTTCATTCGTCCTCTATGATTATAATCTTAGCCGGGCAAATCGCTACGCGTCAGACGATCTATACCGGGATATTTATACGTTGTTTCGTTCCCTTCATTGGCGTATTGCGCGAGAAGTCTTGTGCCATAAAGAAAAGTGCTTGATAGATACGCTGCAGTATATTCATACCCTAGAGGAATATATTGAATACGTAAGAGAGGAACAAAATTTCCGAACAAATTCAGAGGCTCTCTTATTTCTAGACGCGCTTACGATTCAACCTTACACCCAGGCAAATCAACGCGATTCCGACGATAATTACCCCGAGCCATAACCATTTAGACCGAAGGATTCTCTGATTTATCCCACTGCCATAATGTTCCTGGACCATAGGATAGTGGATCCATCGATTACAGATCCATTTCTCGCCGCGATGTATGGGTTCACCGCCATGCAAGGATTCTGGTATAATTTTACCGCGTGGATCTGTGTCATAAAACAGAATAGCCATACCTTTTTGTGGACGCGTTGTATAAGGTAGCGATGGAAAATGCGTCTCGCCTCCTTCGTAATCGTCGTTTAAATAAATTAAAAAAGTCATATATCGTTGCGATCCAAAGGGTTCATTCATTCGCTGACATTTTTCAGGCGCATCGTTACAGGCATCGTAATGGGGACGATAAAATCCTCCTTTTTCATAGCGCACCACTTGTAGAGATTCATAGAATTTGGACGGAATATTCACAATTCGTTCAATTTTACGGTTGATTTCCTCGACTATCGGATTTCGTTCATTGTCATGAATCCAGCATTGCATACTAATCCGAATGGATTTATCCAACGTATCCGCTTTGGCTTCGTATACTTTGCTCTCGAATAATCGCGGGCGCGCCAATTCAATAAGAGCATCGCATTCTTCTAAAGTTAAGAAATTTTCAAATTCCGTGATTTTATAAGGATGTGAAGACGATTCATTAAAAATGCGTTGACGCATAGTTTCTCTTTATTATTGCGTTGATTTAAACCCGAAAAACGTATAAGTAAAAAACAAATAATGCGTTGGATTTTATTTTGTGCGTGGCTTTTCAGCACGCTTTTCACAGAAAATTACGCCCAGTCTGCGGGCACAGTAAAAAAGAACGAGTTTCCATCGTTTCGTATAACGGAAATGGGAAAAACTTTAGATACCGCGCTCGTACTCGATGCCAATTGGCGTTGGGTGCATAATAAAGGAGGGTATACCAATTGTTACGACTCGAATTGGAACAAACAATTTTGTCCGGATCCAGTTACTTGCGCTAAAAATTGCGAAGTCGAAGGAGTAGACCTCAAGGATTATAAGGACATTTACGGGGTGACCTCGACAGGTGCTGCGGCTACCCTACGCTACGTTACCGGATCGAATGTCGGTTCGCGATTGTATATCTTAGACGAAGATAAGAAAAAATATAAAGGCTTCAATCTAGTCAATCGTGAATTGGTTTACGATATTGACATGAAGGATGTTCCGTGTGGATTAAACGGAGCATTGTATTTCATCGAAATGTCTTTGGATGGGGGATTAAATGCCCTAAACAAAGCAGGAGCTCCTTACGGCGTTGGGTATGGGGATGCTCAGTGCGCGCAAGATATCAAGTATATTCATGGCTTTGTAAACTTGAATAATACTGGAGCTTGTAGTATCGAGAATGATATCTGGGAAGCGAATCGGGAAGCCAATGCGTTTACTCCACATTCGTGTAGGTTACTGGATGGAAGAACAATGGAAGGAGTATATCCCTGCACGGAACCTGTTGCTTGCGGTACGGGGGCCAACCGTTTCAAGGGTGTATGTGATAAAAATGGAGCCGATCACAACTCATTTCGATCAGGGGATGAAAATCTGTACGGGTACGGAAAACAGTTTCGAGTGAATACTGAAAAACCTTTCCGAGTCATTACCCAATTTATTACGGCAGATGGAACCGACAATACCGACATTGTGATGATGAAAAGGGTTTATGAACAAGACGGAAAAGTGATCGACGGAGGATTTTTGAACGATGCGGTGATTCGAGCGGATAAAACCAAGTACAGTGAACCCAATCATTTTGAACAATTGGGAGGGTGGAAAGTAATGACAGAAAGCTTTAGACGCGGCATGGTATTCGCGATTTCGCTTTGGGATGACAATCATCTTGATAATGGCAGAGGACCATCGATGGCTTGGTTAGACTCTGTTTATCCTCCTGGATCGACCGGTCCTGGATCAAAAAGAGGACGCTGCGATCCGAACGAAAAACGAGACATTTGGACGCTGAGAAAAACAGTTCCCAATAGTCAATATACCCTCTCGAATCTTCAGGTTAGAGCAATCACAAATTATGGCCCAAGTCCAAGTCCAAGTCCAAGTCCAAGTCCAAGTCCAAGTCCAAGTCCAAGTCCAAGTCCAAGTCCAAGTCCAAGTCCAAGTCCAAGTCCAAGTCCCAGCCCATCGGGGTCATGTACTATGCGCTGCGCCGAGTGCACGATTGAACTTTGCTAGGTCGGAATAAGGCAGTTGCTGCTTTTTTTCTGATGCTCGGATATCAGCGACGACAAGAAGGACGCATATTTTTACGTTGTATCCGCTGCGAACATCCGCATGCTTTTTAGATTTTTTTTATTTAGAGATGATAGTTCTCCCGAAACAAAAAACAGATCGGGTGATACACGATTCCGTCCGGGGTATAAGTCGTGTTGGCAAACGAATTACGGAATTCGTCAATTGACATGTTTCCACCGTACACCGATAGAAGTCGCCAATGCGGCGCCGCGCGACGTTCTCCGAGCGCATACATCTCTCGTAAGTAGTATTCAGAGCGCTGATACATCGCGTCATGTTGCTTGGACTCGATAAATGCCAGGCAGCATTCCACTGAACAAAAGACCCCGTCTACGTAGTACTCGTGCACCGACGCGGGCTGAATAGAGTCTTGAATTTTATACTGCTTATTGTTGATATGCGAAGTGTACGTCTTGATTTGAGGAGAATGACGTTTCTCAATTGGACAGTAAACAATAGGACGTCCTTCACCAATAACATGCCGGTCCCAGAAGCAGTGCAGGGTTGCGTTTCGGTTCACCTGCGGGACGACTGTCGAAATTTTCGCATTGTGCGTATTCTTGAGTTCGTCGACGACGGTAATGTTTTGATTAAAGTGCTGCAAGTCGGAAATTTTCGTCGATTGGTGTGGAATAAATTTTTCCGACATCATAAGTGAATTGTGCACATGCTTGAACGCGTATTGCTTGTCAATTTCATCCGGCTTGACCCCGGATAACGTAAATGTATAAGGCTTGCGTTTTGACATCGTGCGTCTATGGATACAATTTGTAAAAAGTAGTAATTTCAATTTAACGCGCAACGCAATAAATTGAATTTTTCCTTGGGTAAGTAAGGTAAACAATGGTACAACGATATGCTTCCCGAGCGTCAACAGATTATTGAAAAATGGTACGAGGAGTATGGGCTACATGCGCATCACTTGCAGTCGTACAATCAGTTTGTGTGCCATGGCATTCGGCAAATTATCGAGTCCATCCCTATACAATTCACCACGTCCAAGGGTATAGATGTTCAGATTACCATTGACAACGTCTTTTTACCTAAACCCTACCTGTATGATGAGTCACGCAAAAAAATTGTCCTTACGCCGCACGAATGTCGACAGAAAAATCTTACGTATGCCTCACCTATCTACGTTTCGATCATGGAATCGCGTAATGGAGTACATTCTTACTACGATCGAATTGTTCTTGCCAATCTACCCATTATGGTTCGCTCGAATTATTGTGTACTCGGACGATATGCGCAACGATACGATGAATGTCTCAAGGATCCTGGCGGATACTTCATTATCAACGGGATCGATCGTGTACTAGTGACGCAGCAGCGTAATGCCTATAATACCGTCAATGTATTTGAAGGGAAGTCGAATATGTCATACTACGCAGAAATCCGGTCCATGTCTGAAGATACGAATCATTCGGTGCTGATTCAGTCTTCGTTATCAACCACGGGAACACGTATTTTATTCCAACTACCTTATCTGAAGACGAGTATCCTCTTGTCTACCATTACGTTGGCCTTTGGGATTACGGAAAAGGATTTGTATCCTCGTATGGCCATGTTTGGAGGATTACCCGAACACACAGAATCGGCGATCCAATCCATGTATCGGGAGACGTACGCGTTGGACATTCAAACGCCAGACGAAGCGTTAGCGTTTATCGGGGCGCATGGAACAAAGCTCGAATCACATACCAATCGTATCGAGTACGCTCGACAAATTTTAGAAAATGAAATGTTTCCACACCTGGGAATTTTCGCGGAACGCGATCAGAAATTGCAGCTTGTGCTATACATCGCTTACCGATTATGGATGGTTTTTTACAAAAAGTGTGCCGTTCACGACAAAGATAATTATGCCTATAAGCGTTTCGAAAGTAGTGGTGTTCTCATCGGAGAGCTCTTTAAAAGTTTATACCGTAGCGCTGTTATGGATATGGAAAATGAGTACGAGAAAAACGTAAATATCGTCGATATTTTCAGTCGTATGGACGCTACGATCACCAAAAATCTGAAATACTGTTTTTCTACTGGAAAATGGGGGGTGCAGCGAAACGCGTACATCCGTCAAGGAGTTAGCCAAGTACTCAATCGTCTATCGTTTATTGCTACGCTCTCGCATCTGCAGCGCGTCGTGATCCCGATTGGAAAAGAAGGTAAGAATTTTAAAATTCGTCAAATCCATCCCAGCTCTTTTGGGTATATTTGTATGTACGAAACTCCAGAAGGTCAGTCTTGTGGGATTGTCTTGAACTTGACCTTGACAACCCGGACGACGGAGGCGCACGCTTTTGCATTTATCCGACAAATTCTAGACCGGATTCCAACGATGCACGCCAAACAACAAGCGAACGATTATCTCGTGCTGCTCAATGGCATTTTGATCGGGTATTCCTCTGTTCCTCAAGATACGGTTGAGCAAATGCGGACCCTCCGCCGTCAGAATGTACTTCCTTCTGATGTCTCGATTTCATGGGATCCGAAAGAATATGAAATTCGCATTCTGTGTGACAAAGGACGACTCATCCGTCCCTTTCTACGGGATACGCAGCAGGACTTTTCTCGCGTCTCATTTCAGGAAGCCGTTCGGCATGGATGGATTGAATGGTTAGATCCCCATGAAGTACAATCGTTGGTGATTGCCATGTATCCCCACGAGACAGGGGATTATCACGAAATTCATCCTTCTTTGTTACTAGGGGCATGTGCAGGTGCGATTCCTTTCCTGGACCATAATCAAAGCCCGCGAAATGTCTACGAGGCCAGTATGATGAAGCAGGCCATTGGAATGTTTGCGACAAACTATCCATACCGTTACGATGCCGTGTTCCATACGCTGGATTATCCCCAAAAATCACTTGTTTCCACGCAAACCGCCCGATTGGTAGGAATGCATGATATGCCTGCTGGGATCAATTGTATCGTCGCCATTACGACGCACGGAGGTTGGAATGCGGAAGATAGTATTATTTTGAACAAGGCCGCTGTTGAACGTGGTCTGTTTTGTTCCAATGCGTATCATACATACACATTTGAAGACAAGACCTTCAAAAGCGAGACTTGCAAACGGGTCTGTATCCCACCGCTGCATATTCAAAAACCCGAATGGAACTATTATCACTTGAACGAAAATGGAATCGTACGGAAAGGAGCGATCGTGCACCGTAACGATGTCATTTTAGGGCAAATTCACTGTAACGTCGAGTATAAGGACGGGGAACGCGTTGAAACCGTAACCGACTGCTCTGAACTCGCCGAAGACGAAGGGATTATTGATCGCGTTGAAGCGATCCCCACGCCCAATGGAAATCGACTCATCAAGGTCATTATTCGACAACTGCGCATTCCTGAAATCGGCGACAAATTCGCCAACATGGCAGCACAGAAAGGAACATGCGCCTTGATTTTGCCTGCAGAGGACATGCCGTTCACTCGCGAAGGAATTACGCCAGACATTATGATGAATTCACACGCACTACCTTCTCGAATGACTATATCCATGTTATTGGAGATGGTCGTTGGGAAAACATGCTTGTTGAAGGGGGAGTTGGGCGACGCCACGCCCTTTTCCGAATCCAGTATTAATATCGCTCAGCAATTGGAAGATGCATTGGTTCAATATGGTTACGAGCGTCATGGCTGGGAATGGATGTGTAATGGATACACAGGCAAGCCGCTGCGGAGTAAAATTTTTATCGGTACCAGTTATTACCAGAAACTCAAGCATATGGTCACAGATAAGATTCACGCACGTTCCTATGGAAATGTAACCTCGTTGACCCGTCAACCTTTGGCGGGTCGTAGCAAAGACGGTGGTTTACGATTGGGCGAAATGGAGCGTGATTGCTTACTATCACATGGTTCAGTGCAATTTTTGAGGGAGCGCTTATTCGATATGTCGGATGCATTTAGTGTCTTGATTTGTAACTCCTGTGGTGTCATGTCGAATAATAGTCAAGAATGTCATATTTGTAAGAATAATGAGCTGATTCGTACGAACACGCCTTACGCAAGCAAATTACTCTTTCAAATGTTGAATGGGTGCTTGATTCAGACCAAGTTTCACGCGGTGACGGAATAAATTACTTTAAAAACGGCCGAAAACAATTGGTGCGCATCGTATTGGAGACGCCATAGACGTGAATAATAAAATCCCCATCGCAAACTTTGCCATGATGCACATATTTTTCTGGGAGGACAGTGACTGCTTCCTGATAGAGATCGTACAAGATCTGGTTCATGACCCCTTGTTCGTAGCATGAATGACCAAACACGCCACGCAATTGCTTGCCATCTACGCAGCGATCTTGAAATCCGTCCGAATTATATGTTTCTGTAATGGTACGAATGATTTTTCGACCCATTTCTGAATTTCGAAATCCGACTACGCCTGCGTTTAGGATGTCATACTTGCCCGGTTTGTCCAATGCGACAAAGCAATGACCTTGGTAGCGACGGAGAATATCTGCAAAATCTACTTCGTAGTTGGCAATCCCCGTGTCGCTATCTACCCATACCACAAAATCATAGTCATTACTTTCGAGTAGTTCCCTCACCAAGAAAAACTTACACCAATAAGCATTATGCATATGTTTGCATCGTTCGGCCCAACAATCCTTCGAGAAGCGATAGGTGTACGTGCGCTGATGCGGTTTTGCATTTTGGTATGCAACGTATTGTTCAAAATTTTTATTATGCACGTCGATATATTCGGAACCTTCTTTTCCTTGACGCGTGTCCATGCATACAAAACACAAAGACAATTTGGGGTCCGGATCTAAAGGCGATAGTTCCAAGTGCTCCATGTACGGTTTCCAGCGGTCGGAATACCGAAATTGATACTCGAATTTGATGTCTTTGTACCACGTCCATAAATGTCCCCATGCCAACCAAACGATAAGAATGATCAATACGAGATAAATCCAGACTCGATACACGCGGAAATAACGCATCCAAGGATATTTATCATTCATTTATCTTTGGGTATTTTTTTTTCATCGAGGATTTCAATCTCTACCTTACTCATGTAGTACTGGAGCACGCGAAAAGAAAGATAATAATCCCGCTCTTCGTTACGGAACGGCTGCACAAAGGCTTGAGCCTTTTTGATGATTTTCTTACATTTTTGAGGATGTTGATCACACCACAACTTTTGGTTCAAAAGATCTGAAAAGTCATCTTTGACGGGAACATAATGGACATAAGGTTCAAGCAGAGACTCTGCAAACCAGGATTCGACTCGTGGTTTGGGCATGAGCACGAGCGAATTGGACGCCATCGCCCATTTCAGATTGGTAGCAACATCGTTTCCTTCGATGGACAATAAATACTTGTATTCCATCATTTCTGAAATTTTCATTTCCTTTTTCAGGTAGGTCTTGTATTTTTGGTAACGCCATTTCTTGGTTAGTCCCACGTCGATTTCACCCTGCGTTGCGCGATTCAAGCACCAACGGCGAAGACATTCTTCCCGTGAAGGTTTCATCAATTCTGGACAGTACTCATTTTCGAACCCGGGACCGGAAGGACCGCCGCGCCACAAGACAATATTTTTTTTCTTCTCAAAAGGAATTGGATCATTTCGAATGGGTGCAAAGTGCATGCGGCTGCGTAGCCGTAATAACCCGCAGTACGGTTTTTGTAAACTCTGCGCATCGCGGTGTCGTGTTTTGGCGAGAGTGGGTCGCGCATGCCATGTAATCGAATCCGCCCAGGTCGCAATTTTAATCAGCTTACGATTATCGATCATAAAACGTCGATACAATTCTCCCAGATCGTACACGGTTTCGGAGTTTTGATGCTTGCGCAACAAACCTTCGTGACGTGCGTAGAAAAATTTATGTTTTGGGTCGAAACTGACCAGTTCATCGATATCTGGATCATTTTGTGCGATTTGAATCACTTGGGCACGTTCCAAACCCCGAGTATAGACTTGAAATCGTTTGCGTTCCATGTCATCCAAGTCCAAAGGAGAGTATTTATCCATGTTTCGCGAGTACATTTCTCGATTCCAACGTAAATAAATCGCTGCAGCCAAAGTAACGCCACACGCGATCCATAAAAAAGGAACAAGTATACTTTTGCTTCGCGGGCGCGGGGCCCAGAATGATTGGGGGTGACGATCTGTAAGCCTCGTGTGCTGCCACATATTTGTTTGTTATTGAGTATTTTATTAATTTTTCCAAAAAAATCAGAATTCAGCGTCGAACGCGACGCAGTCCAGCTCGTCTTCCTTGCGTTTCTCAATATCCATCTGATAATTGGATACGCGTTTGTCGAAAAAGTTATCCTTGGAGTCGAAACAAATGCGGTCCATGAATGGGAAAGGATTCGAGACATTGGTAAATAAGGGCGCGTGACCCAATTGTCGTACTAACCGATTCGCCACGAAATCAATATACTGACTCATCAACTCTGCGTTCATTCCGATCATCTTGCAGGGAATTGAGTCGAGAATGAATTGTTTTTCAATATCCAGCGCTTCACGGACAATAGTATGTACGGTCTCGTCGGATAATTTATGGACGATATAACGGGTGTACAATAAAATCGCCATATCGCAGTGAATGCCTTCGTCACGCGCAATGAAATCATTTGACGTCGTCAATCCCGGAAGAATTCCTCGTTCCTTGAGCCAGTAAATGCAACAAAAGCTTCCGCTGAAGAAAATGCCTTCGACACACGCAAACGCGATCAAGCGTACCGCAAAAATATCCGCAGATTCAATCCATTTCAAGGCCCATTGCGCCTTTTGTGCCACCGCGGGAATGGTTTCAATCGAATTGAAAAGCATTTGCTTTTCCTGTGGATCACTGATGTATGCATCGAGCAGTTGTGCATACATGATACCATGTACCGTCTCAATATAGATTTGACTCGCATAAAAATTACGTAACTCGGGAATTTGAACTTCCCGCATAAACCGGGCGCCTAAATTTTCCATGACGATCCCGTCAGAACCCGCAAAAAACGCCAGTACACGCTTGATAAAAAACTGTTCATTGGTGGTCAGGGTTTTCCACTGCTTGATGTCTTCGATGAGGTCAATTTCCGACTCAGACCAGATCGCCTTGCGCTGCGTTTGGAAGAGTTGCCAAATGTCTAGGTAACGAATAGGGAAAATAACAAATCGATCATTAGAAGGTTCTAACAGAGGTTCAGTCATGTCTTTATCTATGGATGGAAAAGTTTAAAATCTTTTTATTCAATTTACGCGGATTTTGCTTTGGCTTTCGGGTTTGGGGATGCTGCAACCTGAAGAACTGGAGCGCTATTTCGCGGTACCGGGGTGATTTGGTTCGGTAAAGCTGCAGGAGCGGACGCGGATCTAACACTTATTGGTACAAGTTGTCGCTGCTGCGGTAGGACAGCGGGAGCGGACGCGGCTTTGGCCCGCGCAGGCGCAGGTTGTTGGGCAGACGGTGGCGAAACAACGATAATTTGTGGATTACTTTGAGGCTGAGCGCGTTTCGAGCGGCTAGAGGAAGAATAGTCATCATAGTCATCTCCACGGGACAAATCGCGGCGAAATTTTAAGCGTTGATACTGTTCTTCCTGAACCCGTTCGAGTTCTTGACACCACTCTGGGATTTGTTCTTGTACGTACAAGTACACAATGTACTGCAGCAAAAAGACCAACGAAATGACAATATTTGCAATGCACGCGTTACGAATAGTCGTACTCGTGCTGGTATACGTAAGGAGAAGCGAGCACGTAGTAAGTGCCATAATCGACCACGTCAATAGGCAGAATAAAATCATCGCATCATACCAACGAAAGCCTTGTACAATACGCGCTCCCGCATTCATATCTCCTTCGCGTAGATACACGTAGGCAAGAAACGTCAAACAAAAAATGGCTGATAACACGATGGTCGCAATAGCTACGTTGCGATCCGGTTCTTTCACTCCAGGAGTGTACATCAACAGATAAGATAAATAAATGGTCAATGCGCACCACACAAAAGAAGCCGCAGCTAGCATGTAGAGTCCAATCATACTGTAGGAGGAGTCGTTTTATTATTGGGTGGTGAAAAAAAACGGATCGGCGTCGTTGTTAGCAAACGACGTACGCGCCGTTTGCGTTTCGGACGAAATGAAGAAACCAAAAAACGGACAAACTTTTTTTGGACAAGTACTTCATTGGTTACAGGACTATTAGTCATTTTATTGGGTACGGGGTTTATTAAAGGCATCGCAAGAAAAAAGAAAAGAAAATGTTACGATTACTCTTACTGGGTGCAACTTCTGTTTGGGGTACGCTTACGGAACCCAATTTCGATTACACTCAAGTCTATCAACACGCCGTGGCGTTTTATCTCGGTCAAATGTCGGGTAAAATGCCCGCTGGACAATTGAGCTGGCGTACCGATTGCTGTCAGAATGACGGAAAAGATGTCGGGATCAATCTAACCGGCGGTTATTTCGACTGCGGCGATCACGTCATGTTTGGAATGCCGGGTTCGTTTGCCTTGTATTCGTTAGGCCTCGCTGGGATCCATTATCGAGATACTCTTCAAAAAATCAACGAATGGGATCGATTTCGCATGATTTTGGACCGTGGTTTGGACTTTTGGGTTCGTGCACATCCAGAACCTGAAGTGTTGTACGGACAAGTCGGCAATGGAGAATGGGATCACGCGTGGTGGGGTCCTCCTGAGTTTATGCAGATGGAACGCCCCGCGTACAAACTCGATCGTGATCATCCAGGATCGGATTTGGCGGCCAGCGTCGCCGCGACGTTAGGTTTTGGAAGCGTATTGTACCGAGACACCGATCCCGCATACTCTCAAGTTTTGGCACGTCATGCCCGTGAACTGTTCGAGTTTGCGGATACCTACCGAGGATTTTATCATTTCTCCATTCCTGACGCGAAAAGTTTCTACACTTCGAGTCATTACGAAGACGAGCTGATCTTAGGAAGTTTAGCAGTCTATTGGGCGACAAATGAGCAGAAATATGCAGATTACGCCATGCGCAACTCGCGTGTACTCGTCCAGAAAACACTGACATGGGCGCACGTTTGGGATGATGCCAGTTATGCATCTGTGTATCTGTTGTGGAAATTACTTGGGGATACCGATGCGGAAAAATGTCTCCTCAAGCATTTTGATTATTGGTTGAACGACCTTCCTCGTACGCCCGGAGGACTGGCATGGCTCACGGGTTGGGGAAGTCTACGATATGGACTAGCAACCAGTTTTCTCATGCTCATGTACGCGGATAGCCAACCCTCGGCACCGAAAGCGGCTTACGAACGTTTTGCATTGTCTCAGGTCAATTATGCACTCGGAATGAATCCATTACAAACCAGTTATTTGAATGGATTCGGACCAAAATATTTCGAGTCGCAACATCATCGCGGGGCGCACGGTTCTTGGAACAACAGCTTGTACTCCCCCGCGAAATGTCGTCATAAAAACTACGCGCTTATCGGAGGACCCGCTCAAGACGATAGCTTCACCGACGACATTAAAAATTATTTCCAAACCGAATGCTGTATGGACATGCAGACTGGACTGGTCGGAACCAGTCTTGCATTAGCGAAACGCTTCGGGGGTACGCCATTGGTCGGATTTCCGCCGCGCGAAATCCCCGAACAGGAATATTTTATCTCGGGAGTGATCGCGCGACAAACTGCGGATTCCGTTCAGTATAATCTTCAAATCGAAGCTCAAACTGGTTGGCCCCCACGCTCCGAAGCCGTTTGTTTTCGGTATTATCTCTACCTCGAGACGTTGAACGTAGAAGTCCATTCGTATTATAACGAACAAGCACAAATCGGAGACATCACAAAGGACACGTCGAATGCATGTACGTATTTTATACCTGTATGTTGGTCCAAAGGATTATTATACCCTCAGTCGACCACGACCTCTAGACGCCAAGCGCAGCTAACCATTCATCTTCCTTACAATAATCCTGTAGGACCGTTCGATCGAACAAAAGATTGGAGCGCGTCCGAACTTTCTACTACCTTTCGTGAAAACTTGTCGCGGTTACCCATATACGAAAACGGACGTCTTGTGGTTGGACAAGAGCCGAAAGGAATCTCGTGCGCAACGCAAAATCCAACCCCTTCTACGCCCTCCCCAACTCCAACTCCGACCCCGTCTCCTGGACCTCCAAACGGGGTTAAATGTTCAGCGGTATGGCAGCAATGTGGCGGAAAAACCTGGACGGGTCCAACCTGTTGTCAAGCGGGTAGTAGTTGTAAGGTGACCAATGAATGGTATGCTCAATGTATTCCTTCTGCGCCCACACCAGCGCCCACACCAGCGCCCACACCAGCGCCCACACCAGCGCCCACACCAGCGCCCACACCAGCGCCCACACCAGCGCCTACGCCAAAGAGTCGATATTGCCTACGTTGCAAAACCTGCAAGTAATGAATTAACGAAAAAATTGAGAAAAAAACGTTTTCATTGCGTCCCAGGAAGTATTGATGACATACAACATCATAAACACTCCTATGGCATAACTGATCAAGAGAAAGCGTCCATACGCATCCGATGGAAGAGGTGCAACAGGTTCAAGGAAGGCTTTCGGTAATTTGGTGAGATTGTCTGAAAAATCCCATGGTAGTCCAGGGGCCGGTGCAGCCGGTCCCTGTCTCGGTGTACTGAATGTCATCTTAATAAATAAACCTAAAAAGACTATAAGAATGATCAAAACGAAACCGGTCGCGAACCGTTCAAACATTTTATTCTGCTCTTTTTTCAACTTGTACCGAATAAGTTCATTACTTCCGCTATACGTACATTGTGCATCACCCGTCGAGGGATCTATCGAGTATAAACAAGGTTTCCCTTGCGGTCCTGGTTGTCCTTGTGCATCTTTTCCTGGAGCGCCTTCTACGCACTGATACTGAATGCGTGATTGACCAGCAATTTGTTGACATCGTAGAGATGCCTGCGGTGGGAATCGACGCCCTAAAACAAGAGCTACTATAAGTACGAGCGCTATAAGTAAGGCGTAAATGGAACGAAACATCTTTCTTTTGGTTTAGAAAAAAAATGCTGCAGTAAGTAATAAACAAATGCGCGATCTTACGCCTTCTGAACTACTCTTAACCGTTATTTTCGTGGGCATTTATCTGAGTTGTTATTATGTCTCTCTGCAGCGAAAGAAAGATTGGGCGATTGAGCGGAATCGACCCATGCAATCCCAAACAAT